ATAAAAAATGATTTGCCCTATGTATCCCGTCTATGTTCCAAGGGTCACCATTGCAAAGTTTGCTGGAATCCTCTTTATTTGTTATTGTTCTGCCTATCCACCAATTATTTCGATATCTAAAGTCACTTGCTTTTAAAAAGTTTTTAGTCAGAAACAAATACTTATGTTGTGGTGCAGCTTCGCAAGCATCAAACACTTTCTCTATCCATTCATCCGGCACCCATTCTCCGAACAAATCTGTCGTGCTGCCAACAAATATCTTTGACGACTGTTTCAGCTTTGCGGGCTCGCCCAGTTTTTCAGGATGAAATGTCGGTTCAAAGCTCTTTTTAAACCGCTTGTATATCTTTGCTGCATAGCAGTATGGACAATTATGCAGACAGCCTGTAACTGGGTTCCATGTCATATCACACCATTCAATACCGTCTTTACCTTGCTTGTTCATTTCTTTTTACCCCCTCAAACTTGCATTTCTCCCTTGGGCATTCCCCTGTTGCGTCTATCATTCGCGGACATAATTGGCATAACGTACACTCTACACATATACATTTGCTACAGTCCGGTTTCATTCTCCCACCACCTCCGCGATCTTTGCTAGAGCTTCTGACACCTTGCAAAATGTATGTTCATTAACTTCAACAAGCCCATTTGTGCATTCCCAAACCGCTGTATTTAACGCTTCCCTTGCCACCTTCAATGCCTCCACATCAGCGGGATTGTGGTAGGTGGTGGGTTCCCATTGTAAATATCCGGTTCCTGCACATTTCCCTGTACCATTCGGGTGTTTACAACCATATCCACTTGCATGTTTGCACGTAGTACAATTGCGTTCCATGTGTGCCCCATTCTGTGTCTGTAACTGCTGTATTACCTTGCCATATTCGTCTGCAAGATTACATGCTACGCCATAATGTAGTTTTAGCTGCTCATTCTCCTGCTCTAGTTGTTCTATATACTGATCTGCTTTGTCAAGAGCGCCGCCATCGTAGGTTTTAACTAAATCACTATTTACAACATCAGTAAGTATTTGTGCCTGTAGCTGCTCGTTATTAAATTTGACAAACTCCAACGCCTGCTCCAATTCGTCAATCTTGTCATCTCCGTATGGACTTTTCTGCAAACGTTTCTTCATTTGCTCATTCTCCTGCTGCAAGGCTTTTACATCTAATAGTGCCTTAATCGCTGCATCAACCATGCGTAGCTGTTCTGTAGCAACTTTTCCTGATATGCCACCTTCTTTTATCATGTCAAGGCATTCACTTCTAAATTTTTTCCAGTAATCTACTATTTGTTTACTCGTCAGTATCATCCCAACCTCTCCTATTCATCCAATCCGGTTAAAATTAGTTTTTTCTGTCTCGCTAATCTCGCCTGTTCCCTTGCTGTTTCCTTCTTCGCTATTTCTTCCCGCCATTTATCCATTAACTTTGGTGTGTACTCTACAAATTTTAATTCCGGCAGCTCCACTGTCAGCGCGTCATGCGCCTTATCATCTTGATTGATAGGTGGCTTTAGTTTGTTTATGTAATACACCTCGTACAGGTACATATCAGCCTGACTTTTACAGGACGCTATTTCTATCTTGCTTACCAGTGCAATGTTGATGTTTTTATGCATTGGTTTGTTAAAAAAGTGTCCCCTAAGTCTTGCTGCTATGGGCTGTTTTGTGCGTCCCAGATAGGCACAGTAGTCGTTGTAATAAATTTTGTAGAGTGTATACATAGCCCCCTCCTATACTTCGCTTTATCCTTCTATTTCGTATAAGTCCTGATAGCTTTTTGAAATACGTCCCACAGTTCTTCAGGAACCATGATCTTGTTCATGCCCACCCAATAGCTATCTGATCTTTTCCTAATCTGCACAAGTTTCATTCCGTAACATTTCAACCACTTTTTATTGATTCTTTTGCATCGGTGAGTTTTGGCTTGAACTTGTTTAAACAAAGGAACCTTTATTACTTCCATTCCACAAAACATCTGCACCTACCACACACTCCTTTCTTCAACATCTTTTTATTTTCCGCACTACCCCTCCGCAAAGAACCTATGCCCGCCGATTTCGCAAACGAATCGCTGTGACTCATGAAACTTGCTTTCCACCAGTGCCGGAGCGTAAAAGTATATAATCGCCTCATCCGTCACCGTCTCACCCTTGTCAAATACCGCTGTCACTGCCTTTTTCACACTTTCCGATGGTTCCGGCCTGCGCTTTGCATATGCGTATTGCTTTACTATCTCCGCCGGACGCTTATTGTTCAGCCTACACGCGTTTAGGATGCACTGGCAGACTAACATTTTGCCCTCGTACGGTTCATCCTCCGATTCTGCCATTACTACCCGTTCAACCAGGTCACGTTCTGTGGTGGATAGTTCGTAATGTGGTCGTTCGCCGCCTCTGTCCGTCTTATCCTGCTTGTGGTTTAGTTGCTGTTGTATCTGCTGTAACTGTGCGGTTAGGTTGTCAAGTTGTGTGGATAAATTTATGTTTTCTTGGGATAATATATCTGATTGCCCCTGTAACGTCCTACAAGCCGATTCTACGTTTGCCAATGTAATTTCACATTTACGGTAGTTTTGTGTCTGTATGATACCGTAGAGGCTCAACAAGGTTATAAATAATGCTATTATGTATCGTGTTGGTTTCATTTTGTCACCTTCCTTTCCACTGTTACAATTGTGTCGTTTTTAGTGCCACCATGAGGAATAAGAAGTATTTTTTGCATTTCAAAACCTCTACCCTTCCCTAACCCCATGCTACTCCACCCAAAACAAATCACCTTCCCATTTGGTTTGCATACCCTGGCAATTTCGTCTTTTGCTTTTGAATAAAAATCTATCCTGCCGTTAAATTCTTTAATTCCAATACCGTTGTAACATTCTTTTATTTGACTTGTTGAATATGGTGGGTCAAACAGTACACCGTCAGCATAATCAGCAGGAAATTGTTTTAAGAAATCTATAGCTTCAAGGTGGTAGTTAGTTTTACAATCTGGGTTTAAGTCGTTGGTAATGGTTGCCATTTTACTGTTTCTTGCAAATGGGTCAAGCCATATACCCTCAGTCACTTCATGGGATAATAAATCTTTTATAGGGTGTATTGTAAAAGTTTCGCTATTTGGCATAGCCCACTGTCTAGTTATTTCCATTTCTCTTCCTCTACCTTTCCGCGAGTGTGGAGGCTCACCCGCTTGTATCGTGCCAGGATACTAAATTTGCTTTATTGGCTGGAGGCGTTTCCACCACCTTTAAGGTATATTTCTCAGCCTGCCTCCCCGGCGTGAGTTCAGTTAAACCATATATCTAACTGTGAATCCGTAAATTCCTGTTCTTTTATCCGTTTTTTTTGCAGATCATAAACGGCAACTATTCTTCTTTGTATATCAAATTTTTTACGTTGATATTCTTCTTCTGTCATTTTGCCTTGTTCGTGCTCGTTGTCGTTTTTAATATGCTCTTTTAAATATCTCTGGAGCCTCTTTTCTAACTGCTGAATCATTTTAACTCCCCTTTCTCAATTCCATACCTCTTGTCCCTCAAACTTAATATACTTGCACTTACTCCCCTTCCGCAGCGCCAGACACTGTTTGCAGCAATCCGGGCAGATGTGGCAGCCGCATGGTGCGCGGTCGGTCGGAGCTTTGCAGTTTTGGCAGGTGTCTATTTTGCTGTAGTTTGCTAACCCTTTAATTATCATCTTCATCATCTGGCATCTTTCGGCGTTGTTTGCCTCTTTGATTTTGTCTGGCGCTAAAATCATTTCTGACCTCCAATTCCATAAACCGTTGTACACTCTTGCGGAATCCTATTTCCTTGTACACATCTCTTTTGCCGTTTCGCTGTTTGGCTATTATCAACTCAATGGGTACCGTCTTGTCGTCCATATCCTCCGTATACTTGCCGTAATTCTCGTCATGTAGGAAAATTACATTGTCTGCATCCTGTTCAATGCTTCCTGAATCTCTCAAATCAATTAGCTTCGGCCTGCGGTTGTCGTGTTCGTTTGAGCGGTTAAGCTGAGACAATAACCATATGGGTACTTTGAATTCCTTTGCCATCAACTTAAACTGTCGGCTGAGATAACTTACTCTGTCGGTGTTCCCGGTGGTCTTTTTGGTGGTGTCTACAAGTTGGAGATAGTCGACTACTATAAAATCAAGCTTGTTTTTGTTTTTAAGTGATCTGCACTCTGCCCGTATGTCCTCCAGTTTGAAAACTGTGTCGTATAGATTGATTTTGTAAGATGATATTTCAGCGCCCACCATGCCCAACTTCGCCCAATCATCATCCGTCAGTGTCTTGCCGTATCGGATTCTTTGCCCATCTACACCGGATTCATTTGCAAGCGTTCTCTCAATCAAACTTTCCTTGTCCATTTCCAAATTGAACATTGCCACTGAATTGCCTTTAGACGCTATGTTTATGGCTACATTTGATGAAAAAGCTGTCTTGCCTATTGATGGTCTTGCCGCAATAATAGTGAGTTCTGAGTTATGAGCGCCGCCTGTCATTTTATCCAACCACGGGAAACCGTAAAGTAACTTACTTGGGTTAGTATTTTTGTATCTACCTTCGATTTTGTTCAAAGTTGAATTGACAACATATTCAATAGTGTTCTGCTCTTTGGTGTGGTCTTTTATATCAATGTCTATTTGCTGGAGAACGTCATTTTTGAAATCTGTCACTGTGTCATATTGTCCTTCATACGCTAGGTCAATAATCCTTTTTGCCCTATCTATGTATTGCCGCCTGATTGACTTTCCTTTGACTATCCCTGCATAGTATTTAGCGTTTTGTGGCGTAGTGAGGCGGTTTGTTATGTTGGCAAAGTATTCAAGGTGTCCCATGCCTAACTTATCTGATACGGTAATGATATCCACAGGCTTATGAGAATTAAATATGTCAACAATGATCTGGTATATGTTTTGTAGGTCTTCACGGTAAAAGTCTTCTGCGGTCAGCATGGGGAGGATTTCAGGAAGAAGCTCTTTGTCCGACAACAGGCTTGCAATAACTCCTTCTTCTGCTTCAATGTTTTGGGGAGGTATACGGTATTCCATTAATCTGACCTCCTATATCCGTCTTGCTGTTTTGGTTTGCTTTCATGTTCCCATGTTCTAACAGCTGCTTTCCAATCTTTCATTTTTGTCTTGCCTACCATCCAGCCATTTGAGATATAATGATCGAACCATTTTTGCGGGCTAACATTGTTTTTTCGTTCAGCACAATATTTTTGGACTTGTTCAATGGTGGGTGGAGTAAATATCTTTATTTCTTTATTCTTATTATTCTTATCATTCTTGTTAGTTGTTAGGTCTTTGTTACCCGTTTGTTGATTGCTTTGTTGATTATTTTCTGTCGATTGGTATAACTCCCAATTCAGAACGGTTACAAGCCTTGACTCCTTTGTTGATTCGTATGTTAGAAATTCGAGTTTTTCAAAACGTGCTAATGCGGTTCTTATATTTTGAATTGAAACACCTTTACCACATTTTTTTTGAATTTTTGCAAGGCTTGTAATTTTCTGTCCTGGCTTACAATTGTATTTTTTGCCATTCCATTCCCACTCTTCTTCATCGTGATTCACCGTGCATAAAAGGGTAATAAGAATGGTTTTTTGTTCTGGCGTTGATAACTTCCATATTGGTTTTTCAATGAGCACTCGGTACAGCTTTATCCAGCCATCCATTTAATCACCCTTTACATTTCAGAGAGTGAAGGCTCTCTGTCGGAATCCTTTGAACAAGTATCAAATTTTGATTATCAAAAAGTAACCTTTCTGATTTTATATTTCATGCCCTGCCTTCAACCGGGCAATGAGTCAGTTATCAATCATCGTTCATCAGCTTATTAACGAGCACATCAATATCAATCCTGTTTTCTTTCAGCCATATATTCCAGAAATTAATAGTGTTGCTGTTGGGTTCCTCTTTAGGCTTGTCTATTTTGATTTTAAGTGGTATAGGTGTGCTGTCACCGATAACAATTCCATCCCCAGGTTTAAATAAAGACACGGAATCAATAATGTGTTTATTACCCTCTGTTAATATGTCCTTGATTAACATTTTGTCATTAGCATTAGATAACTTTAATACTAGGAAATTAGCACACTGTGCAGTGATAGTTTTATTCAGTTCGCTTGGCCTTTGAGAGACAATTGTAAGTGATGTCCCAAACTTACGGCCTTCTTTTGCGATCTTTTCAAAAATATCCAATAGCCGCCTTTGGCTTGCTCCAAGCTTAAAATCATCACTCGGTATGTATACATGGGCTTCATCACAAACCAGATTCAACGGAATACGCTTATTGTGCTCCTGCGCAAGCTGCATCCGATAAATAAGCTTTGATAAAACACCGATCACAACCGGTACAATTTCATGTGGAAGGTTTGATAAATCAATAACTTTGATGTTTTTTTGGTTTATATTTAGAATATTGTCCATCAACTCGTTAATGTATAATTGATTTGATTCTTTAAACATAAAGGCGTAACGTTCATCAATGATTTTTTCATGTAGCAGGTTAATGAGAATTGACAACTTACCAGCATATTCACCTTTTACCGTCTTAGCCTGACCCGCCCTATCGCCAGTTTTGTAAACCTCTCCAGTCTGCTCCTCTGCTTCGTTCAGCCTTTCCAGTTCAGCCACAAAATAAGTGGGATTGAAATATATTGGCTTATCTTCGGATTCTTCGCTTTCCCGGGCTTTGAAAAATGCCTTTCTTAAAGCAGAAATTTGTACGTTTGACGTTTCTTCTTTAATTTTCAAAAAGACTGAGTAAATATCGCTGAACGATAAAAGCCAAAAGGGAAACGCAACATCTTTATTAAACTGAATTTTCTTCACAAAGCTAAGTCCGCTGTATTCACCATGTAAATCAAAAACAATGACATTAGAGCCTTTAAGCTCGGCAATTTTTTCAAGCATAGTAGTCACTGTGAAGGATTTACCGGAGCCTGTATTACCTATGACAGCAGAATGTCTTTGAAAGAATTTATTGCCGTCAATGAATGCCCTGGTATCATAACTGGCATATCGCCCAATATCGAAGCTAGTTGATTTGTCGTGGGTTATCATCTGTTCAAACAATGGGAGCTCAATTTTTGAAATGTCAACCTTTGTGGTAGGATAGTTGTCAATAGACTTTTCAAATTTACCACCAATAAGGCTACCGATTATGTTACAGTCAATAACATTTGTACCTGTGAATTCGTCAAGGTAATCTTCTTCATTTCCGGTAGTATATGATACGTCACTTTCAGTAAGGCCAACAACAGAACAAACAATCTGAGTATCATCATCAGACAACAGCAAAAGATCGTTTATCTTGGTATCTCTCAATTGCTTCAAATCGCTTCTGATTTGTATTTTATCGCCAAATATTTTCACTAATTGCATTTGTGGAACCTCCTAAGATCAATTCGTTATAATCTTTTATTTCTGCATGTTTTATGCTTTTGCAATAATCACATTCACCACATGAAGTTGGCTGAACTGCCCCGTTTTTAACCTCTACAATATGTTGGATATTACTTTCAATCTCATACAATGCACCGTTTAAAATATCTTGTGGAACTTGGAAAATATCAAAATTTACAACTCTTTCTTTGGTAGCCGCAGCTAGATAAAACGGTAACCGCTCCCCTGTGTTCAAACATACGACCTCTTGATAAGTCGTTCCTTGAATGTCATATCTCCAATAAGCCATAGTTTTAAAATTTCTAACTACTTTAAGATCAGTAATGCAAATCGAAGGGCAGTAACTGTCAATTTTGATTTTCCAATCAATGCCAAACATTTTAGCAACAAAGATTTGTTGTTTTTTGCCGGATAGAAATTTCATAAAGAAAGGATCTCGCTTCACTCTGCCGATGATTTCATTTGCCTTTTGAAACTCCGACCGCAACATATCTTTTTTTGTAAAAATGTCGTGGTGTTCATCCATAAACTTTTTTAGAGTTCCTTCAAAATAAGCATCAACGAAAGAGCCAACAAGCAATGCTTTAGTCAGAGGCCTTTTGTATTCTCCTTTTAGTTCG